TCTTTCATCCTATCCCTCAGCTCACCAGCTTTCTGAGATAGTTTCACGAACTCTTGAGAGCCAGCATCTAGACCAGCCATCTGATCTTGTACCGCCCTTAACTCTGTCTTTATGCCTCTAAGGCCACTTAATATCTCATCAGCCATATTGCTCCGCTTACTATTGTACTTATTAGTATAAACACTATTGAGTAATTGATGATCTTAGTGATGTACTTGCTCATCTTATTCTTGTACTTACCTTTGGCGATAGCACCCACCTCAGACTCCGTTGGTAGTTTCTGTTGTAGTAGTGCTAGTGCCTCTGCTATCTGTGCAGGATCTATCTTGTCTATTGTCATTCTGTTCCTATTTGCGTGAGTATCACTTGTGCTGTCATGTAAATTTGAGGAGTGGGATAAGACGCAGCTCCAGTGTTCTTTACTTCTAGGTCAAGTATTGCATTGTTCACAGCGTTGGTATTCCATCCTAGCTCAAAAGTTCCCAAATTGGTATCTATATCTATGATAACATTGTGCGGATTGTCTCCTGCTGCTATGCCTCCTTTATTGTACGCAAAGCTGTATGTACGAATACTGTAGTAGTCTGTTGGCTCTAGTCCTGATCCTAGTACACTTGTCAAAGTAGTACAAGTAAGTACTACCTCTGCAGTGTAGATAGCATTCTCTAAAGTCAAGAATGAGCCTACTACAGTAGTCATAGCTGCTGATGTGAATACATCTTTAGCATGCCATACCATTTGACCACTTGCTGATCTATTGACTAGAACTCCATCACTACCTCCACCATACCACACTCCCTTATTCTGTACAAGCAAGTCCTCTCCCCCTACTATGCTATTCTTTGCAGCTCCAGTCACAGTCAAGCTTTTACCAATTACGATAGTTCCGGTAGCTGATGGATCTTTCTTTCCACCAACATTTGTGAACTGATTGAGAAAGCTAGAGGTAACTCCTAAAGTGGGAGAGATAATAGGATCTTTGATTCCTCCCTGATTCTGACTTTTGTAGCATATAGAGCCATCCCAATAGTATCCTATCTGCTCACAGCACACTTGACTACCTCCATTGAGCCACTGCACTGAGCCATCTTTCTCAATAGCTATGGCAGTATCTACGCATAGATTCGGTAAGTCTACTTGACTGAGTTTCTTAAGTAATGTCACTGAGGTACTTTGATTCATACCCATATTGTACCCATCCACTGACAATACTCTCCAGTAGCTGTTGAATAAGAATACACTGTCATTGAAGTTCAAGTTCAAGATGTCGGTGACATTAAGATTGAATTGAGCAGTGAGTACTTTGCTCTCCTCACTATACAGCTCTTGCAGGTAGTTATTGTAATACTTGAAATACATAGTATTTACCGGAGCTGATGTGATAGGATGGAGAGGTATCTCCTGAGCAAAGTTCAAGTCATTTGTTGATAGGTCTACATAGACATGATCATAGTGACCTATAAAAGGGACATACAATAAGCTACCATAAGCACTGATACTTCCACCAATAGGCCTGAGTCCCAAAGTGTCTAAAGGATCAAAAGAAAAGTAGAATAATCTAGCATCGGGATATACCCACTTGTACTCATCATCTACGAATTTGGGAAAGTAAAAATCTATGTTACTTGCGTTGGGGAACATCTGATTAGGAGTAGTGCTTGCTATTACTTCTACTTTATTTTCTCCCACTGTGAAATCACTAGCAGTATCATACAAGTTCAGTGATCCAAATACTCTGCCGACTGACTTATATGCCTGACTTGCTACATCTGCACCCTCGCTAAATGTGAAATTCTGCTGTCTTGTCTGATAGTCTGATGATGGTACTATTGTCATTTCACCCATCTCATCTATCTTAGTAGTCCAGTCTATTGTACCCCCACCTCCTAGGTACTCATTCATGGTCATGATGTCAATCACTCCATAGTTGCTATAGTTTGGGATGGCTACTGCGTTGGTTAGCTTCATGATGTCGCGTAAGAAATCAAGTAGCTGATAGTTTTCAGGTGCCATGTCAGGCAAGCTGATAGCATTGGATAAGGTTAGATTGTACTTCTGCAATGTCCAATTATTGACTTGAGCAATAATGTCTATTGTCCCTCCTGCTGTTGGATCACCAACAGATGCGAATGCTACCTCTACATAGTCCCCAGCATTAAAGAATACAGCAGTGTCCTCATTAGCTGCAGCATTATTGATGAACACTGGTACTACTATTTCATTGCTTGTAATGACTGGAGCTTGTGCTGTATAGCTTGCTATATCTACATCTAGAAAGGGAGATTCAAATTGAGGATATACACCCCCACCTGATATCGAGTTGAATGCTGAATAAAAGTCTGTACCATTCACTAAGAAACCTGGCACAATAGGAAAGGCAGGGCTAGTAGGTATACCACCTACATCACCCCTGATAGTGCCAGTGATCTTGAACTGATAGTACCCATCATCCGGTATGACATAACGGTTATTCAGTGTATCAAAATTGCTGCCTATATCTATGACATCATTGAAAGCTATTCCAGTGATGGCTGTGTATAGATTGCCACTAAGTACTGCAAAAGACAAAGTATCATCAGTGAAGTTAGTTCCTTTCCACTCAATAGCTGCAGCATTGTCTTTATATTTTAGGGTGCCATCCTTACCAATAAATGGCATGCACATCTTGTCTAGCTCAGCTTGTACATCTGTGCTTAACTCTATCTTTCTTTTATTACCATTCGCTAAGTATGCATTGATTCTGTCAATGAGATAAGTTCCTTTAAGACATGGAGTGAGGTCAGTGACATCTATCCTATTAGCATTGCTCATTGTTGTATAGTCGGCATTCACGAAAGTGCCTACATAGTTAGATGGAAAAGTCAAGAATTGCTGACCTCTATCTATCAATGTCCACATCAGCTTATGATCACTATAGTCATTGCCTCCAACAATACCGCCATCATTGACTAGCCATACATTGTCATAGGACATCTGATGCTCAGCATCGGTATAGTCTAGCACAGTGAAATCAAGATCTTTAAGATTAGTCCCAAGATCTACTGAGTCACCATAAAAGACTATTGAAAAATCAGCCATCTTACCATTCTTGATAAATGACTTTTTGAACTGGACAAATCCTTCTGAGATTGGTATAGTATCCACAGTGAGAACTGCTTTGAACTTTCTCCGGATATCGTTTCTATGAACTATATTGAAGTCACTCTGCAAGCCAAATAGGTCACAGTTGTTTTGAGTAGCTGGTATCCTAAACTCTTGACTATAAACATCACCAGCCTCTAGCGTTGTGATGCTGTTAAAGTTGAAGTTCATGGAGATTGTGTCTTGACCATACAGATCGACTATAAATCCATTGTTCTGCTGGTCATAGACAGTGAGTATCACATCATTCATATTCCAGTGTTATAGTTTATTGCTTGATAGTCTTGTGCATACTTGAGCTTCAGTGTCAGATTGTACTTAGTGCTATTGCGTTCCCTTCTCATGATATAGCTGTTATCAGTCACTATCATTGGGATGTAGTCACCTCTGCCATCATAGTTCACTATGTGTACAACCTCTGATACCATTAAGCTTTCAAGATATACGAACTCCTCCTCAGTGATCCAGTCACTTGTCACTGTCAAGTACTTAGTGACCATGTTTTCTCTGCTCACATATTGCCTATTATCTGACCAGTCTGTAGTCAGCATGCCTGGAGTCTCTAAACCATCACCCAGTCTACCATAGTTTCCAAAGGGCTTTTTGTATTCAGTCCTTTCAATGTCTATGCTGTTCTGATTTGTCTTGATGAAGTTGTAGTAGTTCCATCCTCCCTTCTTTCCTATCCAGCCCAGTTCTATTGGATTGTGATCACAGTCTATATCTTCAATCACAAATAGCCACTTGGTACTGCAGACTGCATTATTGGTAGAGTCTTTTACTTGCAATGTATAGAATGCAGTTGTAGCTGGTATGCCACCAGTCCTCAAGTATGTTATATTCCCAGCGAATGCCGGAACGAGTGCCACAGCTCCAGCACTGACAGTGATAGTGAATGAGGTGGTATCTGTGATCAATAATAGACCTGAGCTTGTATAGAACTTGAGCTCTACATATTTGTTATTGATGTCCTGCTCAGAGCTAAATGTACCATCATCTGAATTGATACAAAAGCTACCCATGTTATAGGGCAGAGTAGGTACAAAGGTCACTCCTGCTCTGAATGAGGGAGGCACCTTTGATGCTAGTCTCTTATAGTATGTACTAGATGTGATGTCATTGAAACCTGCACCAGGTGAGCTTGCGCTATTGTTCTGATTAAATGAGAATGCATTGTCCCATCCCCAAAATGCCATGAGGTCTATTTGCTGGGGACCAATAGCATCGGGATCTTGCGTGAATACTCCAGCCACTTCCCACCCCTCATATACTTCAATGGTCACTGCAGTATTGATATTGCCTGATGCACTGATCAAAGATGCAGATGGACTATTGTCTTTGGTATTGTGAATGTATGGAAAGTTCAGAGTACTATTGACTATACCTCTGTAAAAAAGTGAATTGATAAGATGAGGTCTAAGATTGATGATGCCCCTTCCATAGGGATTAGGATGGACAAATAAATTAGTAGTTATAGGATTGCCATAAAAATCTTCCACAGATATATTGACAATATACCTAAAACCAGGCTGAGTATATTCAGTGCTGAGTGCTGTGACCACATTATCAATACCACCCTTACTGACATTGTCGTAAGTAGTGATGGTCTGTGTAGTCCTTTGTAATGTTAGTGCCATTGCTTATGCTTTTTTAACTAGTCTGAAAGTATTGAGTAGCTCTACTTCAATGTCCTTTCCTACACTATTAAGTATATCAGGGCCCATTGCTTTGAGTGTATCTAGATAGGCATATTCAAAGTAGTGCAAGCCTACTCTACCTCTCTCTTGTATTGCTTTTGCTATTGCGTATGCTATCCCCTCTTTCTTGCTCTTGGATGGCTTGCTGATGAACTTACCATTCTCATCCCGGAACTTTATGTTCTTTCGCTCCATCCACTTGAATATCATTTTTGATGGAGGCATCTTTGCAGTTGTCGCATTCTTGGAGGGCATGTAGTATGGATCATCAGTGGGCATCCCCTTAGTTCCTTTCTGTCCATGCTCTATTGCCATTGCGTACTGCTTAGCTGCACCCACCACAAAGAATGAGAGAGTCATGTCCTTATTGACTTTCCCCCTTAGTCCATCCTTGAGCTTACCACTAGCCACAAAGTTCTTTGAGATAGTCTTGCTCACCTTGAACTTTGAGACCTTTTGAGTGGCACCAATATTCCTCTGAGCTTCCTGGACTACCTCAGTTACGAACTCTTGCAGTAGTGCTTTGAGATTGTTAAGCTCCACAGAAAATAGTGTATGCAGTGTTAGGATCTGCAATGAGTAAAGCTATAAAGGCATCTATACCTTTGGCTGCTAGCGCTGTGGTGAACTCTACATTTGAGTCCTCCCATGCAAAGCAGATAGTTCCCCATTGTCCATCTGTTGGTATGGTCAGCTCATTGATACCGCCATCCTTTTGAGTAAGTGTGTAATTCATATTGTACAAATAATTGATAAAGAGACTGGTTGCACTGAACTGGATGCATTATTTACTGCCTTAACAGAAATGTAATCCAATGCATTAAATGACACGGTTGTTACGGTATTAGTGTGAAAAGCTGCTGCGCTACCGGCAGGAATTGTAATTACTAACGCTGTATCAACCGAATTTTTTCGAACAGTATAAACAGAACTACCAGTTGCAGGTTGCGCTAATGCATATACGGTGAAATTACTAACAATAGTATTCTTTGGCATTACTATTAACCTTAAATATTCATTGGCTAATGTTTGATATGCTCCGTTGATAAATCCACCATAGACTGTCGACCCTGCTGTTATACTTGTTGCACTTTGCACATTACTGTATAACATAGACGCACCACTTCCAACGGAAGTATATTGAGGAATGTTCAAAGTGCTACCCACTAAAGTAGCCGCACCACTCGTACCTGTTGTAGTTAGTGTGATTGCATCTTGCTTGTTATTGAATGTATTCCAGTTAGCAGATGATAAGTATCCATCTGTAGATCCAGTTGCTTGAGTGATGCCAATGGTACCACTTGTAGTGATTGTGCCTCCAGTTATGGGTGCAGTAGTAGCCACTGATGTGACTGTACCACTACCTCCGCCTCCTCCACCTGGTATTGTTTTCCATGTACCATCAGCTGCTGCGTAGTCAGTAGTAGCTCCAGCTGTATTCGTTGTATATACTAACTTCTTTGCCATTACATGGTGATCTTAAATGAATAAGTGCTAAGTGAACTTGCTGTTGGTGACGCTCCAGTAGTTCCATTTTGAATTAACTTTAATTGCCAAGTATCATTCGCTGCAAATGTCGCGCTATTGGTTGTATCAAGAAATGTATTGGCTGCTGATCCTGCCGCTATTGTTATTGTGATGGCAGTATCTACCCCATTCTTTTGAATCGTGGCAACAAAACTTCCATTATTGGGTTGCGTTCCATAAGTTCGGAAATAAAAGTTACTAATTGTACAAGCCATTGGTAGAGGCACTTGATATGCCACTGCAGAAGATGTCACAGCTCCTGCTATTGCGTGATAGCGTGTGATCGGTGATGCCTGCACTGTGATTGTCGTACCTATGATGCTACTTTGAATACTCGTATTATAGAGTGTCTGCCATGTCTTATCTCCTCTCCAGTACTGACTTGTAGTACCTGCTGTGATAGTTGGCTCTTTGGTAGTATGCAAATGATCTAGTGCATCATCTACATTGGTACCAGTCACTTGACTATCATTATTCACCTCTGATGCGTGAACATGCTGATGCTGCCACTTAGCTGCACTACCTTTGTATATCCACACTTCATTGTCTGATGGAGTGCCTGATTGAAAGTCTACTCCATGCACTCTGTGTACTGTTGGATTGGGATAGGTGCCAGTTAGATCACCCCCTGCTGGACCACTAGGTGTACCCCCACCGGTAGGAAGTGTATACCACCCCTTTGTACCAGTTGCATCTGTACCATAGTAGTAGTCATTGCCAGGTGTGTCCACATCATTATCAAGCGTGACTGATGTGCCTGATAAGTTCAAGCTATCATCAAAGGTCAGTACTCCACCACCTGCACCTCCTCCACTTGTAGGAATGTTCAAGTTAAAGTCTACCGGAACTGAGCAAAAGTCAAAGGTGTAGTCTAGCTCAATAGTGACAGTACCCTCCACTCCAGTCAAGTTGTTAGTGAATGAGTTAAGGAAGGGAGTGATAGTGATAGGCTTTTGCAGGAGTGCATTGTCACCAAACAATGTATTGTTTTCAATGGTAGCTAGCAAGTCCTCAAATAGCTGTGAGCAGTCACTGATGATCTCTTTCTCGTTTTCAGGCTTATCATCTTTGTCTCTGACTAAGTCAGCAAAGAGAATGTCAACCTTCATCATAGTTGGTAGATGATGGAGCGACATGCATCCAGGGATAGGTACATGACTTGCCGATGTCTCCCTCTTGGATCGTGCCATAAGTGAAACGATTGATTAAAGGGTGAGCAGTGGCAAAGTCCTCAAATCTTTTGATAATGACATTGTATGTGGTCGTACTTGTACTCATATCTATTAGTATATTAAAGGCTCAAGGGATATTTGACATTGTTATATGACTTCATGTAGCTGATGTGTGCGAAGATTTGAGCAGCTGGTAGGTCAGTGATCATGTTGAACTTAGTGATGTCTCTATCTGTTAGCTCCTCAATGATGTGCCACCATCCATATTGAGATGAGAGTGTAGCTCCTCCTCTATCAGCGTCAGGCTCTCCTCCATCTGTGTCAGCATCTGCTGATCTAATAATCTGAGGGAACTGCTCAGCAAATCTTCCCTGAGCAGACAAAAAAAAACCATAGCACCATTCACATAGGCCATGTCTACCTCTCTAAATAAGTCAGCATTCTTGATGTGGACAGCACTGTCATACTTCTCTATCTCATAGTTATGCATGAACTCACTCACCACTGGCCTATACAAGATGCTCATGATTTTGGGTAAGTTGTTAGTAAAGTCAGACCTCACTAGCTCATTGAGGTCAAGATACTCACCAAAGCTCATAGCTTCTAAGTTGGGATGAAAGCCCATAGTCTTGCCACCCATCTTGATGTACTTCTGCAGCTTGTTCTCATTGTAGCCTTGACAATCCTCAATGAACTTATTGATCAAGGGTGCAATATCATCCATTGACTTCTCTCTCAGCTCATCCTTTGTGTATCCAGTCACCACTTGTGCCTGCAGGAATACATTCTCTCCGGCATTCTTGAAGTCTATGTACT